TTGAGAAGTGATGACATTGCTACGACACACAGTTCACCTGTAACCGTTGAGTTTTGGGCTGACGGATGGACAGGTGCTAAGAATATCGGCGTATACGCAAGAGCTTATAGCACTTCTCACTACCCCCGTGTCCACGTTCCTTATTATATGGACGGGACTAGCACTGGTGGCAGTGGGTCTTACTTTGCGAAGCCTACGCTATACGTTGAGGAGTGGACATAATGACTTATACAATTATTGACCTTGGAAAAATCAAGTTCAAATGGAAAGGCGATTACAACGCACTCACAGCCTATAAAGCTGATGACGTTGTGTCTTACCAACAATCGTCATGGGTCTGCATAGCCGATAGCACAGGCAACGTACCTAGTTCTTCATCGTCCTATTGGGACTTGATGGCAGAAGGAGCTAACCTTTCAACCACACTTACAACACAAGGTGACCTTCTTACCAGAGATGGAAGTGGGTTAGCACGAGTTGGTATAGGAAATAATGGTCAGTACTTAGGAGTTAATTCTGCTGGTACAGACGTAGAATGGCAAGCTGTTGATACAGGTGCTTTTGTTCTCAAGAGAATTTTTGTTTACGAATATACAGGAGGAGTTTGGTCTGCAACCACCACTTATAATTGGGGTGAGGGTGCTTATGTAGATTTTACACCGCAACACGCAACATCTTCAAGTGATAAAATTGTAGCACACTACAACATTTCAAAAGGTGCGGTTGGGACTGGTTATGGTATGTTGCACGGAAGATACTACGAAGCAAGTACAATATTAAGTAAGCGTTCTTGGCAAGCTCAAAATTATCACGATACCTCTCTTGCGTTTACTTGGGTTCATAACGGGTACTCAGGTCAGCGTAGATTAGGATGGCAATTTAGAGAATATAGTTCAAGTCACCAAGCTAAGATACACTCTACATATCACTATGATGGTACAAGCACCAACATATTTATGCAACCACAACTAGCTTTCTACGAATACAAGGCGGTGTAACATGACATATAATGTAACTATTGACCTTGGTAAGATTAAGTTCAAATGGCAAGGTAATTATTCAGCATCTACAGCATACAAGAAGGATGATGTAGTATATCATAATTCATCTGCTTGGGTAGCCGTTGCGGATGTTACTGGTGTAGCTCCTAGTGCTTCTGCTACTGAGTGGGACTTGATGGTAGAGGGTTCTGACGTAAACAGTATCCTAACAACTAATGGAGACTTGTTAACACGAGGTTCATCAGGCTTAGAACGCTTGGCTAAAGGAAGCGTTGGTGATGTACTCAAAGTAGGTTCATCAGGCTTAGAGTATGGACAGTCTATACAGTCTGGACAGATAATAGAAATGTTAACCGCAAGGTGTGATGGAAGACAGGTAACAGTGGGGTCAGGTACTTATACAATGCCTGATGTAACCGCTGTGCAAAATTTAACTACATCTTATGCTGATGTAAATGGTTCTACTTTTGCATACACTCCACCAGCGGGAACAACTAGAGTACGTTATGATTTTGAGATGAAACTAAAAGCTACTGGCTATAGCGGTATCTCACATTACAAGTTCTATATTGACAGTAATGAAGTTACTGGTGCAAGAACAAGTAGAAACTACAGTTATAGCCCAAGTAACCAAGGTAATCTCTTACAGACATTTACTTGGATAATCGACTGCAATGCTTCTTCTGACAACATAGCAAACGGCGAATTTACTAGCTGGACTGCGGCTAAACAAATGAAGTGGCAAGCAAGAGAGTATAGTAGTTCGTATCAGATGTCTTTACACACTAATAATTGGTGGGATGGAACAAGCGCAAGCGGTACTACCTTAATTCATAAACCTGTAATAACAATCACGGCAATAGCCTAAAGGAAAAACAATATGACTGATGAAATAATTAGATATGATGAGGCCATGCACCATGCTTATGCTGGTAAGCGATATGGATGTGTTGGGCCATCTTATGAAGACATAACTTGGATGGAAACAGACGAGCCTAAACCAACTGCCGCTTCTCTTGAGGCTGTCTGGAATAGCATCAAAACTGACTATGCTAACAATATTGTAGATGACCAGCGAAGATTGGAATACCCATCTACTGATGAACTTGTAGTTGCCTTGTGGGAAAAGTTAGTTGAAACAGATGGTCTAAGCACCACTGACATTGACGCTATTCAAGCAAGACGAGTACAAGTTAAAGCAGACCATCCTAAGTCGTAATGTCTAATAAAGTGGACGAAACGCAAGCACAGTTGGACGCTCACGAAAGAGAGTGTGCCATCAGATATCAAAGTGTCCAAGAGAAGCTGGATACTCTTGATAAAAGAATGTGGAGACTAGAGGCAATGATTATGGGTTCTACTTTAATTATTGTTGGCCTAGCTTCATCGTTGTTAATGAAACTAATGTAGGAGAGTGAGATGCTGGCTGAACTAGCCGCCGCAAACGCCGCCTTTGCGATTATTAAAAAGACCGTAACTAACGGGCGTGACTTGGCAACCGCTGGTAAAGCCATAGCAAACTTTGTTAATGCAGAGGAAGCACTCAAAAAGAAGGGTGCAAAAAAGAAAAACTCATTCTGGGCCAAGATAGGCGCAGAAGCTGACGTTTCGGACATTGAAGAGTTTATGGCACTTGAGGAAATAAACCAAAAAAAGAAAGAGCTAGAGCAAGCCATGATATATGTTGGTAGGGCTGGCCTTTACACAGATTGGGTAAATTTCCAAAAAGATGCACGGGTGAGGAGACAAAAGGAAGCCAAGGAAGCAAAGAGAAAACGACAGCAATTAATAGAGTTGCTTCTTATCACTGGATTGTGTATATTAGGTGGTAGTATCGTTATATACTTTGCGTTCTTTATATTACTAGCGTTAAGAGGATAAACAAATGTTTACAGCTATATTATTCGTATGTTCTTTGATTGACCAAACCAACTGCTACAAGCTAGTTGATAATCGTGGGCCATACGAAACAGAAGAAAAATGCCTAACACGGGTAGAGGAAATGATTAACGACATACCGAATGTACTCCCTCATTACAGAACCGTTAGGTTTACCTGTAATAATGATAAAGGAAAAAAAGGAGTTGAAGGTTTAGAAACATGATTAATCTACTTGTACAAGGTCTACTTGGAGTAGCTGGCGATGCCGTCAGTGGCTTTATGGAGACTAAAAAAGCAAAGGCCAAGCAGAAGCTGGTCAAAATTGAGGCTGAAACAAGCCTACTAGAAAAGCAGATAAAAGGAGAAATTGATTGGGATGTTGAAGCTGTCAAAGGCTCAAAGGAGTCATGGAAAGACGAGTATCTTACAATTCTGTTCAGTATCCCATTATTGCTCTGCTTCTTGCCGTTCACTGTCGAATACGTTGAACGTGGCTTTGAAGCGTTGGCACTCACACCTGACTGGTACAAATATACCCTTGGTGTAATTGTAAGTGCGTCATTTGGTATCAAAGGGGCATCTAAGATGTTTGGTAAGAAGTAACCAATGGACTACGCCCAGACTATCGAAATGCTTATCCACGTGCTAGTACTTATCGGCGTGTGGATTAACACTGCAATAAACATTGTTCACAGAATTAACAGTAAGAAGAAGTAACATGGTATTTGACCATTCACAAAGAACAACGGCTTCTCAGGCACGGCGCAATAGATTGAAAAAGTTTTTTGATTTTAGTAGGCTAAAAAACAGAAAACGAAGAGTGCCTTATAAGTCGCCAGTAAGGAAACCAGATGACAAAAAGAAACTACAGGCGTGAATATGACCAGTATCACGCTAAACCAGAACAAAAGAAGAACAGAGCGGGGCGTAATAAAGCCAGACGCTATGCTCTTAAATCTGGTCGTGTAAACAAGGGCGACAACAGAGAGATTGACCACAAGAACTTTAATCCACGTGACAATCGCCCTGAGAACCTAAGAGTTCTTTCTAAGAAAGCTAACAGGAGTCGGCAACCATGAAACAGCCTACAATTACTGAACTACTAAACCAACTACATGAGGAAACCGCCAAGGAGCTTCTAGGCCGTATCAGGTCAGGAGAAGCCAAGCCAGCAGACCTTTCAGTTGCAGTTAAGTTCCTCAAGGACAACGGCATAGAAGCAATTCCTATGAATGGCTCTGTACTCCATCAACTAATAGAGGAGTTACCATTCGATGAAGACGAAGACCTTGAGTACATCAAAACTCACTGATTTTAGGAACTTTCTATATGTAACTTGGAAACACCTAAATTTACCACAACCAACTCCTGTGCAATATGACATTGCAAACTATCTACAGAACGGCCCACGCCGTTTGGTTATCGAAGCGTTTCGTGGGGTTGGTAAATCGTATATAACAAGTGCCTTTGTAGTACATCAGCTACTTCTGAATCCAGAGATAAAGGTGCTTGTTGTATCGGCCTCTAAGAACCGCTCAGATGACTTCTCGACATTTACCCAAAGGCTCATCAATGATATGCCTG